ATGCAGCCACCTTCAGAGCCTTCTATAAATAGGGAAAATCCGAAAAAATACTTCATTTACTGGAACCACGATGTGCCATACCCGCTCTGGAATAAGTATAAACGCAAGCGCGTCCGGATAAAAGTCTACGATAACATCAACAGGTATAAAGGGCAGGAGCGTGAGGAATATGCCAGCATGCGGCAGCAGGTGTGGAAATATAACCTGCAGGTTTTAAATTACAACCCTTTTGAAGAAGAGTTACTGGAGCTGCAGAGAATTAAAACAGATATCCGTGAGATTGTGGAGCAGATCCAGGAACAGGAAGTTATCTCTGATGAAGACAGCAGGAAGCAAACCATGCTTTTTGATGCACTGGAATTATACATCGAGAGCAGGAAAGCCCGGACCAGCAATACCAACTCCATCTCCAGTCATGGCGCTACCGTTAAATGGATAAAAGAGTATTTCACTTCCATTGGACAGCAGGATATCCTGGCCAGCAAGGTTACGCGGCTTCAGATTGCAAGCGCATTAAATTATACCAAGGATCTTCGCAGCTGGAGCAATACCACGTATAACAAAGAACTTAATTTCTGCAGTACTGCTTTCAACTGGCTTGCCAGGGAAGATTATATCGTTAAGAATCCTTTCACCGGCAAGATTGAAAAACAGAAAACTAAAAAAGTAGCACATCAGTGGTATGACCGTGAGACCGCAGCGGCCATCAAAAGCGCTTTAATTAAAGCAGATCAAATGCCGGTATACCGTGCATGCCAGTTTACCTATTACCTGTGCGTAAGGAGCCAGGCAGAACTCTTAAAACTTAAGGTGAGTGATATTGACCGCACGCTTAAGAGAGTTCGTTACCGGGCAGATGTCTCCAAGAATGGAAATGAAGAATACCGGGACTATCCAGATGCCTTTGACCAGGTGCTGGATGCACTTGATTTTGACAATTTACCTCCAGATGATTACCTGTTTGGTAAGGGCGGGATCCCACACAAGGAAAAGGCAGGAAAGAATACCCTGGCCGCTCTGTTTAAGCCGGTACGGGACAAAATCAAGCTCTCACCGAACTACACCATCTATGGATGGAAGCACACCAGAGTAATCCACGAAATGATGAAGGGAACAGATCCCTACGAGATCCAATTTATGTGCCGGCATGGGGATCTCAAAGAAACCCAGAATTATATGCGAGGCTTTGACCTTAGCCTTAGAAAAGTTTATATTGAAGAAGATTTAACCTTTTAAATTCAAGAACATGAGCGCCATTGATCACATGAATCTAATCGACCAGTCCGTCTACTATAGAGGTGTTGTCATTCATAAGATGTCACTTCTTGAGCAATTCATCAATATTTACTTAAGCACTCATTTTTGCGGAGCAAACACTACTGAATCCGAGGAAATGCAATTGTTAATCCTGGGCGATGATCGTATGTCATTAAGCAGTAAAGTTCATGTCTTCAAACACATCAGTGAGAAGCATGAAAAGGAATGGCTTAACTCTTACGTAAAAGGGTCAAAAGGATTTTTTAAAGATTTGACTCATAGCATTGAGCAAAGAAATATTTTTGCGCACCGAACAATCGATGTTACGGCAGGGATACACCGTGTTCATCTACCCCCCAATACAGTTCGGTTCGTAAAGTTTAAAAACGAGATTGGATCTACTGACTATGATGAGCAAACGTTCAAGGCGTTTACTGTAATGTTAGATGAATTGATCAATTTCATCGAAGACAATTTAAGACCAAAAGTAGCATTTCAAGTGAGGGATTTATAATTCTTATGCTGCAACCATAGTTTGTCAAATTTAATCGAATATAGAAAAGTATGATCCCCAACATTCCAGATAATATATATAAAGTTTTGTTTGCAATAGGTGTATTCATGATCGGATACTCATACCTGGAAATCACCCGCAACCAGGACACCGACAAGTTCAATTCAAGATTATTTGATTCTCTTAAAGATAGCCTTCAAACAATAGAAGATTCCAGGAATGGACAGGCGGACTTCATCAAGAGTCACTCAGAGGAATTGAGCGAAAGATACCAAGTCAAGAATCCTGTAATTAGCATAGGTGCAAAGTTGCGCTTTACTCCTGACTATAGCACGCGAAGAGACGCTATTGTCAGTAAAGCGGTACAGGCTGACTTTGATAAACTATCAATATTAGATATTAAACTCAATCTTGCTGATAAACGAATCAATAAGCGACTTGTCTTAATCAATGAAGACTTCAAGGATAGTAGCAACAAAAGAGGATTATGGTATGTCGGGGCAGAAATAGGTTTCTTTGCTTTACTTTTTGGGGCGACAGGCATGTTCAGGCTTCATAATCTTCAAACAAAGTTACTAGAGAACCAACTTGGAGTAGGTGAAAAATTTATATTCTGTCAGTCATGTGCAAAAAGATTTAATGCCGCAGTACAACATTCGAAATATGCGGACGGCGAGATAAACAATTACTATTGCACCTGGTGTTTTGCAGATGGAGACTTTACTAACCCGGATATACAAATGCATGATATTGTTTTAGAGTATTGTAGTTCCACACAAAAAGACAGTCGCCGGCAAATTAAAGCAGCAACAAGGATGATTGCAGGGCTTCAAAGATGGCGATCGGGTAAATATTGACACAAAAAGCCCTTCATCTCTGAAGGGCTTTTTTGAGGAGTATTTTTATTGATTTGCTACACCGTACTAACTGGTTTCTTCGCCAGTGATCGCTTGCCGTATTGATACACACCAAAGACTGCAGCGAGCGCCGCCGTGAACCATCCGTACCAAGCTTCAAGTCCTCCGGACTTAGGAGTTGATCTGATCACGTTCACCGCATCAATGACCGTAGCCTTCAGGGCGGGATCGGTTAATGCTTTGCCGACTGACAAAAGGCTGTCCGTGAGATTTTTTTCATTGCCAGAGAAAACCTGACCTGATACAACGATTGTACTATCCGTTTGTTCCTGTGCCTTCACCTGGATCGGGTGAAGTGCTGACATAGCCATGAAGCTAATCAACATTAAAGCTGTTCTTAATTTATTCATTGTTTAAAATCTTAATATATCGTAACTCGCATTTACACTAGGCTGCCATTTAGAGTTATTCGGGTACCTGCTGTATCTTCCTTGAATGCTGAATCTCCCGAGGTCAACCCGAACTGCTGGCCCGACCCCTAAAAGGCCAGTCTCGAAGTTATATGAGGTGTTTGCCTGAAGCTTTAAATCAAAGGCCGAAGGCTTCTCCTTTATAGTAAGTGTCTTTACTCCTTTGATGGTTACCCTAGGGTCATTGGAGTAGATATCGATATAGCTGTTGTTTTGACCGAATAGCCATGTTTTCTTACGGTATTGCGTAGTAGAGAGGTCCGCATTGTATGCAAGGCTGAATGTAGCCCCAATGAGACTATCCTTCGGTACGTTTACAGAAAGCGTGGCGTAATTGTCAGTATGACTATAGGTTGTCGCTAGAGCACTTATTTTCCGTTCAAGCTTCTGGTTCTTAATTTCCAGTGACGAGGCCACAACTGTAATTTGCTTTATTTTATCTCGGGCAATTCCAAGAGCGGCCACGGTGTCAAGCAGATCTGCTGATACTTTGTCAAGTGCTGACTGATCCATTTCCTTGACTATCTTGAAAACGGTGTGCTGTAGCCCATTCTTGCTTACCTCCGTAGATATCTGCTTCGCCTCTGTCTCAATTTCCTTTTTCTTAAGTTCGGCAATAGGGCTGCTTACGGACTTTTCCGGAGTTTTTGTACTGAGTCTAATGGTGTACCAACAAACTGCAGCCAATATGATGGCCAGGCCTAAAATTAGTTTACTTGATGTTTTCATGAGCTGTGTCTTTGGCTAAACTATCTTTCTGTGTTTTTAACTGTTCGATTACTCCCGACTTTACAGCGATGGCCCACGTGAGGTTGTCATTCTTGTCCTCTAAGGTGGATACCCGCTTGTTCAGGGTTGTATTAATTGCCCTTAGATCGGCGCATTCATCCTTTTTTGTGAATTCCTTGTATATAAAGTAGGCCAACAACACGTATGTCACTGCCTGCAAAGGATATTTAACGAAGCTTGGAAAGCTCACAGGCACTTTTGGTATTGTCATGTTTTGTCCTATTATTAATAATTAAATTCCACCATCATGCTGCGTCATATTGATTAAGCCGGCTTAACCAGGATCGTAAGAATTGCGCTTGATCCCCTGTAGCCCATGACCTATAGGCGGCTTCGCGAGCATCATTGTATTTTTTCAAAATGATTTTAGGGTTTGATTTATTAACCAAGGCAATTACTTGCGGATCCATGATGCCGTCTTTCTTCAATCCAAAAATCTGTTCAAGAAATTGAACTGCTCGACCTTTGCCAGAATTCACACCGAAGTCATAAACAGAATTGGCTATCTGCTGATCTTCGATCTGATCAAGTTTGTTAGCGAGCCAAAACTCTACCCTGTAAAATTCAGACACAAGCTCTTTCATCCCTTGGGACGGGACTTTTGCGGAAGCATTTATCCATTGGGTAAGCGTAAATCTCTTTTTTAGTGCGGGGCTTAACTTTGGATATTCAGCCTTATATTTATCAATCTTTTTCCACCCTTTCCAGGTAGACCAAAAGTTACGAGCAATGCCGGCGTAGGTTTCACCACCCCGATCTGATTTGTTATTGGCGTAACCGCCCTCGTTTATACCAGTTAATCTTTCTGCTACATCGAAATTTGCCATGCTTTTTTATTTAACTGTGTACATAAATGAATACGAGATACTTCCGTTTCCGGCTGAAGACGCGTAAAACAATATGCTGGCCTTATCGCCGGCCACGTTTCCTGTCACTCTTGTGTTTGTAGCGACTCCGCTCCCCGAGGACGCCACCCCAGATAAATCGTCCGTAATAGTGAAGTTAGACGCTACAGGAATCGATAAATAGACTTCTGTGAATGCCACTCCGGGCCACGTAATGCCTAGCTGTCCGTAAACAGTTACCTGATCCCCTACTCGGGTGTAATGCGCAATTGTAGGTACTGAGCTGGTGTAATTCGAGACTCCGGTAACGGTCGGCGTATAGGTGCCGGAACTACCGGCGGCCGCATTAAGCTGGCCGAGTGTCGCAAGTTGGTTTGTGTTTGTTGCCGGTGAGGCGGTAACGGCTCCGCTAAATGCCGCATCACCGGACGTAGATATAGAAAATTTTTTACTGCCGTTTAAGCGCACTACAAAATCCGAAATACTTGTGTTTGCACTTCTTGTAGCCCCAACCTGCCAAGCGTCTGAATACCAAGTATATTCATGCCCTGTTACTAGATCCCCTGTTAAGGACGAGTTGGTAGGTAGATACGTCCTTACTTCCCGGGTATCGGTATTGATCGGGCCTGTAGATTTGAAACTAGGGGCTGTTAGGCCTCCGGTTAAAGTTCCGCCTGTTAAAGGCAGGTAGTTGTCAGGGTTGAAGTTTCCGCTATGATAAAGAAGATTCCAAGTTCCCGAACCCCCGTCCCCGTTCACTCTTGCATAGATAGGGCCATTTTTGTTTTGAGAAGTGCTAAATTGCGTGGTGTATTGGTTCACTCCATAAGATAGGAACGTCCCGAAAGTATTCCCAGTAGGGACATTTGTAGCGTTAAATAATTTACCGGCTCCCGTCTGGTTATCCATGTTTGCGTCTATAGTTACGTTACCGAGAACAGGGAGGTAAGCTCCACTAGATGTGTACGCCGCAGTACCTAAACCTAAAAAAGACTGAACGGCCCCCACTGGGTATTGCCGCATTATATCGTTATTAGCATCTCGCCCAAACATTTGATACATACCCGTTGTAGGCGAGGCCACATCGTCTAAAGTCCAGTTTTTCCAAGTAGTTGCATTTGACGCAGTACCTGTAAGCGATCCTGAAAAAGTTGGCGCGGTAACCGTTCCTGAAAAAGTTGGGGAGGCTATATTTGCCTTCAAATTAAGGGCGGTTTGTCCGGCTGTGCTTACCGGCTTTGCCGCATCGCTTGTATTATCCACATTAGCTAAGCCAAGTGTTGATTTAGTCAGGTTTCCAGAATGGTAAATATCAAACGTTTTGTACTTAAATTGTGTAACGTTGGCTTTTACTATATCCGTTGCGCTCGTTCCATCCCACTTTCTAAACAGAAAACCTTCTGTTCCTCCGGATCCTGTTGATACGTTATCCCCGGCCTCAAATATTAAGTTTGAATCTCCCACATCATCCCCCGAGCTTTCATAATATATTTTTCCGTAGTCCGAGTTTTTAGTGAATAGCGCGCCTTTACCGGCAGCGGGATTGAAGTTACCGCCAAACGTACCGTAAACCACATCGCCTGTCATTACCCCGCCTGCAAGATCCAGTTTTAAGCCTAATGCAGTTGATGTAGCGACACTCACCGGCTTTGCCGCGTCAGATGTATTATCGACGTTTGAAAGTCCAATGTCAGCCTTAGTAAGATTTACGTTGCCGCTCTGACCATTGACCGATTGTACCGCATCTGTAGGGGTTAATAGTTCCTGCCAGTTACTTAAGACAGAGGCGGGCGATTGAGTGAGGATAAACGATTTGCTTATATCTGTCCTGACAGCAACATCCCCCTGGTCCGCTCCGCTTATAGCGAGCATCGAAGCCTGTGAGGCTACCGGGAATGTCTCTGAAATAGCCAACGCCGGAATTTGGCTGTTTGGAACCTTTCCGTCTGCTCCAAGGGTAGCAACTCCATTTGTTACGCCCTTTTGGGATGTGTTTATTTTCGAATCTAAGGCTGTTTGTAAGCCGGAAACCGTGCTGATTGCCTGCGTACCGGTGTGATTTGTTCGGCTTAATAGGTACGCGTCTGTTTGGTTGGCTGTTGCTCCTATCGCAATTCCAGCAAGCTTCGTTTTCTCCGGCGTGGTATAGTCATTTGTTGACAGGCCTTTTCCGGCTACTGCGTCCACCTTCAAAGCAAGCTTACCATCTGTTACTGTTTTACTGTAGTAATTCGCATTTAGTAAGCTGTCGATGATGCTTTGCTGAGTAACGACCCGGAACGTCTTGCCGCTGGCACCGACGATTACAGTCCCTGCGGCATTTTTGTAGTACTGTGTGCCGTATGGCGTAAAGCCCGCCGGTATGGATGTATAGGTCTGGGCAAGCCCGGAAAGCCCGATCAGCGTAAATAAAATAAGTAAAAGTTGTCTTTTCATGTTATATAATTGTTATCGTTCCAGGGAACACTTCTGTAATACTTACCATTTGAATGATTCCGTTTGACATTGTGTAGGAATACCCCGGCTTGTAGCCTCTGAATATGTCCCCATCCACGTAAGTCCCTTCGATGTTACCGATCGAGTTGCCATGCTTTTCAGCAAAAGTTTTTGCGTCACCAGGAACAAGATCTGTCTGCCAATTTATACTCAGGTCCGTGGAAACAGGAAGTATCGTTTCTCTGGTCGCCATCTCCTTAAGGAGTATAATTATGGCTTTACTAATTATTGTATTCAGCTCTGAACCTTTGATCGGCGGTAACCTTGGCGTTTTTAAATACTCATCAACAGCGAGAAGCAATTCGTCAACCGTCGAAATGTCCTGTAGATCCATACTAAGCTTTGATTAGTGGAAGAAGTCCAATATTTTTTGGGCGGGTCTCGGGTCCACCCGTAAGGGATGTATTGATTGTCCGGCCGTTGCCACCTGGCACCATGACATTTCGGTCGTTCGCATTATCACTTTGTCCGGATTTGTCATCCGGAGCAATATTGTGGCTGTGAGATTTTAGTTCATCCGGTTCATAGCCCCCCGCATTCTCAGAATTTCTACCATAAGTAATACCTGCACCAAGGTCCAAGCCCCGGATAAACATCGATCTTAAATCAGGAACCCTAAATGTTGTCAACCCATTTCCGGAAGAAAAGAAACCGCGGTTGCCCGGTTGATTAGTCCAGGTCACATCATTGATCAGCGCGCCACCTACCGTTTGTATGTACTCCCAAAGCCTCGGGTACTCCAAGCGGCCATGAAGTTTTCCATCTGCAATAACAGTATTTGGCAATTGTGAATAGGCGAATAATTGCGTTCCTACGTCATAGAAATTACCGCAATATTCTGATAAAAACCACCCGCCATTATAAGATGTTAATTCGATGCTGTCAACGTTGCCTAGGAATAATTTTGCCCTGAGACTACCGTCATTCCCAGCGATGATCGTGTTTCCGTTGCCTGAGTCAATAACGACCTGAGCATTTACATTGCGCGCCACTATCCGGACCTTAAGCCCACTGTCTTTATTATCGATATTTGGCAAGATCAACCTGTACTCTTGAAAATTTGCATCAACAGCAACCAGTTTACCGAAGACATCTTCCCATGTAAGCAGTTTATTATTGCCTTCGGATCTCAATGCGTTTGTAATCCCCGTAAAACCACGTAGCGCTTGCTTAAGCCACTGTGTCCGGTTCGCAAGTTGCTTTAATGGAAGATTATCAATGCCGTCAGGTCCGCCAAGAACGACATCTGTGGTTTCGAATTGGTAAACATTCTCTTCCCATATTTCCTCACCAGGTAAGTTTGCCATCGTAATTAGTTAAAAGTTATTTTCCATGAACCAACAAGACGAACTGCGGAAGTTTTTACAATGTCCGTCCTTACTTTTCTTGCACACAAAACGCCGTCTACGTTTAAAAGGCCAAATTCTCTAATGATCATCCCGTTGGCATCTTCCGCTTCGATCGACCAGTTAAACTTTACCGAGTTCAACGCCGGGTAATCCACCGAGGTGATGGCTTTAGTAAACGGGGCGGTGATCGCAGCATCAGCCAGAGCAGGCGAGGTGCCATTTGTTCCTAAACTAATTTTGTCAATCCTTTTACCCTGCAGATCACCGCCAAGAAGTCTTGCCAGATTGTTGTGGCCTAAGATCACCACCAGGTTCTTTTCCTGGAACTCGCTCAAAACAGCTCCGCTTTCAACATCTATAACTTCCATAAAGAAGCTACCGGCCACTTTTAAATTTTCTTTCATACTGTTATAATTTCTATGTCCAGCACATCGCTATCTGAACTGTAATTCTTTTCTCCGTTCCTTAGATATACTCCATTGTGCTTAAAATCTCCACCAGAGAAAATGATGTCTTCATCATCTACCGATGGGTTTTCTGTACTGTATTCAGATACAATCACAGGATCATCGCCAAGGTCAATCGTATAGGTCAGGTCAACTAGGTGACTTCTTGTGTTTTTGAATTCATTCACCATCTTGGTGATTTCCTCAATGGCATCCGCACTTACAATATGGTCACCGGCATTCAGTTCAATCCTAAATGTAGCCCAGCCGTTGACTCCGCTTGAGACATGCTCAACAAGAACAGCATCCGGGTACCCAATTGATTTCAAAGCCTCTTCCACTGCCCAGACCGTACCTTTATATCGCTTTAGTTCAATGGCTCGTTTAATTACTTCCCTTTGCTGCTCTTCGGTTTTCGCCAGTCGAATCCCTTTATATCCAAGTACGTCAAACTGAGCCGCCAGTAAAGGAAGCGCACTGGCATCGACCGTGTCAATCACGTAAATCAGCAGCTTCTCGACTTCAAATTTTTCCAGTCGGTTTTTTACGATTGTATCAAAGGCGACAAAATGCTGTATGTCAGCGATTGCACTAGCCAGAATATTATTATCACTCATCCCTGAACCCGGTTACGTTCACTGTAATTCCGGTGCAAAAGGCTACCTGGTCAAAATCAACTTCAATATCCTCCGAAGGGCTTACAACACTAACATTGTACACCGATGCAAGAGCGCTTTTAGCAACGATCTGACTTCTAACCGCATCTACACCAAGCCTGAGTTTACGCTCTTCAGCATAGGCTTTTAAATTTGTAGTTACCGCAGTAACAGCTATAGTGACATCCGTCCCTGTCAATAGCGTTAGATCCACAACGATTGAATAGTTCTGCACGCCTGGCGACTGAACGATCACCGTATCAGTCAGCGGCCTAACTTTCTTGTTATTTAGTTTAGCGTATACTTCATTAATAACTTCTTCCGAAGTTACTCCACCCCCAGCGGTCAATGGATATACATTCACCTGTCCTGGTACTGGCGATATAATGCCGACATCAATGATTGAAGGGTTGGCGCTTTTGGCATGGAAAATATAAGCATCGTCCGGACCGGCACTTGAGAAACTCGATGGCGCCAATCGAATACGCTCGCGCAATCCATCGTCTGTTTCCTGATCAGCAGCGCCGCCCGTTGTTCCGGTATTCAAGGCGCTGTATACATAGGCCTGGGGATCCAGGATAATTGAAACTTCTCCAGCTGGGTATTTGTTACCCGTGTTGCCTTCAGTTGTACATTGCGCTTGAACCAGCACGGAGCTATCTGTCGACAGAACCGCTACATCAACGAGCGTGACAAATACGACCTTTCCGTCAATGGTTTGGATTCTAACGCCAGAAGGGATCACTAACGCCGGGTGCCCGGCAACCATATTGAATTGAATGGTACATGTGGCTTTTTCTGCAGGCAATCTTTCAACACCGACAAGCTCGCCCAGGTAGTCGAGCATCGGGTACCTGGCATAAGCCAATAAGTTCTGTTTTGCTGCCTCGTTAGACTGAATATCTTTTACATGGAAGCGGTAGGCAATCGCATTGATCAACAAGCGCTCTGCCTGTCCAGGTGCCAGCTTTATTCCTGTTAATGTTTCATAATCACTTACGAGCGCATCAACGATTGTATTTGGATCCGTATCAAAGAATTCTGGTGCTGGTAGAGTTGTCATTAGCTAACTGTTAAAATTGCCGAGGTGTATTTATCGGTCTGAAAAAATAGATATCGCTCCACGTGTACACCGCCCTTATCAAAATCTGTATTGAAATCAACATCAAAATCGCCGGTCGTTATTACCGCGCCGCTGTTCTTAATGGACCAAGTACCGAAAAAAGCCCAGGTAGTCTGCACCCAGAATAGGAGCTGCTCAGCAGTATTAAATGTATTTTCAGGGAATAAAGGTGTTGCATTAAGGCCATCCACAGCAAGAGATAACTTGTAGAATTCTCCTGGAGAAAGGGACCTGATGTAGGATGCCCTTGTAATTATCGCAGATTGACTAACAACCAAAGTTGCTTTCTTTGCGACCCCTGGCTTTAAATACAATACGAGCTTTCCAGCGGTCAAGTACCACTGGCCATAGCCAAAGTAGTTTTCTTTCACCCAGGCAAGCAGTTCAGTCGGCGTATCAAATCCATAAGATGGGGGAGCGGGATAGGCTTGGCTATCGTCTACAATAAAGAAAACACTATACCTGCCTGTAGGCACTTTCCCTGGTATCAATGCGGACAAGATTATTCCGGAAACCTGCGGTGAAGAATCCGATAGCACGCCAGCTTGAGACCAAATTAAAGTGTTTAACAGGTCACTATCCAGGGTCGTGAAAGTAATAGAGAAGAAAAGCTGTGACTCCCGTGTTTCATGCACAATCGAAACGATCTGGATCCTTGTTTCCCAAAGACTAACCGCTTCAAAAATTGCTCTTTTGATGTTCGGGATTGCAACATTAGTTGGTTTATCAACGTAATCGAATACATCGCTCCCAAACAAGGGGCGGAGCGGGTCAGAACCCGGGATGGTTCGCAGGATAAAATCTATACACTGGCGAATGTCACTGATGCCCGTAGCAATTGCACCCACACCGATGGAAGATAGTTGGTAATTGGTGTACGTGGTTGCTATTTCTGTCATGGTATTGGCGGAGTAGTTGGACTTCCGGAAGCCGCTGATGTATGTTTATGTAATTTCAAACTTATATTACCAGAGAAGATGTCTTCAGTTGCGGTCAGTTTCTTAACTGAGATTTCAGCATCATTGGCCGCCACCGGCGCACCTGATATGCCACTTAACCCACCCATAGAAACCACCCCTTGAATAATCGCAGCGCCTGAGACTTCCAGTATACCGTCAATTTTAGTTTTTGTAGCTGTTATGGAAACCTCTGTAGCCTCTACTTTTACTGCACCGGAAGACTGAATACTTGCCTTCTCACAGGAAATATTAATCTCCCCCTGGATATCAAGATTCAAAGTACGAGAATTGCTATCATAAGATATAGCGGAACCATCGCGAAACTGCCATCTGAGAACCCCTTCGGCTGCCCCTTCAGGAACATTGGATTCATCATAAACAGCCCCGGCGACAACCCCATATTCCAGGTTTTCGTCCATCAGGCAATACACATGTTCATTTACGCTATACGGGAAGGAGAACTTATCTGTGCCTGATCTTGGAACACCCATTTTTAGCCAGGCGCTTACAAACTGATCCTCTTCAAAGAAAACCCGCGCAAGCCCTTTGGCTGGATCTATTTCTGATATGATTCCAAACTTTAACATTATTTCACTTTGTAGTTAGTCGTTTTATGCTGCATCCGTTTAGGTAACTTTTTACCTGGAGCATCTGTAATGTTAATCCGTTTGATCTCTACGTCTGTGGTGTAACCTCCATTGCCGATCGCATGGGTCGAAGTTAAAATGTGCCAGATGCCGGAAAAGGCACCAAAGCCAGTTAGATCGATATTGTTGCCTGAAATCAAAAGCACATTACCAGGCGCACTGAACCCGCCGGTTTGCTGCAGGCTGACTTTCTTATGGATGTACGCCTGCGCCTTGATGGTTGCCTGCTGCTCATTCTCTACTTTTTCCCATATCTCCAGGGTATCAAGCTGATCTGTATATTCCTTTTGCTCTCCGGAGAAACTGGCGGGCTGACTGGCGCTAACAATTTTATTGGTGTTTGGATTATGGAACCTGATCTGGGTACCTTTAAAAACATCTGAAGTCTTATCCCTGAATCCATAACCGGTTACTTCCGTTTTGTCCACAATCAAAGATGAAGATCGGGCCTCCAGTTCAGTCTGCTTTATAAATACGATCGTCTTATTTTTGATGGTAAAATTGTACCCGTACTCCGATGCCAGCCGGTGGAGATACTGAAGGTCACTCTCCCTGTTTTGGGTGGAGCGGGCGATGCGTACATTTTCAATACTTCCGATAACCGTAAAGCCAATCTTAGCAGCAATCGAATGAACAATCTCAGAGAGGGTTTTATTTTCATGCGCGTATCCTTTGCGGGTTCGCATCTTGCCGTAATACCCGCTGGAAAGTGCTTTAATCACAACCTGATCAGGAGGCCCGGAAAATTCTATCTGGTCAATCTGAAACACCCCGCAGTCCAGCTCCTTGCCATCAATGCCGATCGTAACGGTGAGCAAAGATCCCTTCTCCGGATACCACTGGTTTTGCCATTTTCCTTCCTTGTCTTCCAGGGTAATTTCCATCTCATCACTTTCGCCGCTCACCTTATCAATGTAGGTCAGTGCGATCAGGCTCACAGAAACATCACTGGTGATATTTTTGGTATTGTATAGGATCTTGAAATATGGTGTTGAAATTTGCATATTATAAAATAACCTTCCAGGGAGGTAACAATTCAGCGTCTGTCAACACAACGGCCTGGTCCTGGACCGGGATATTAAGAATGGTGCCTGGTGGCAGAACATCTGAAATGGACACCTCGGGATTTGCGCTGATGAGTAATTCAGAAAGACCGGCATTCCCATACGCTTTGTAGGCGATGTTATCCCAGCGTTCGTTTTGTAAAGTGGTATATTGTAAAACAGCCATTTTATTTTCTTAAAATTATCTTTTTAAGCAGCGCATCCGACGCGCGCGACAATGACCTGGTCGTTTCCCGCAGCTCTGTGTTTTTGCTTACTGCAGCTGCGATATCAGAAAACGGATAGGAGGTAATGATACCGTTGAAGTTTGACAGCATAACCTCAGCAACCGTCTTAAGGTTAGGGTGCTCGGCCAGTACCGAAAGGTTATTCTCTAGTTTGTCTTTTAAAGTAGTTAAAGACACCCGACCCTTATTTGCCGCGTCCAGAACTTTAGCCGCAGTAATGCTATTTGGATTATTCTCCATAACCGAAACCATTTCATCAACCTTATCAGATTGTTGCTTACTCTCGGTTATCGATGTTGCAATTTGTTTTTCGATGCTTGGGGCCTGTGGGTTGCGAAGTACAACAGGTTTTTTATCACCAACGGCAAATGCAGACCGGCGGGCAGCAAGTTGTTTTTGCTCAAGCTTGTTAATGCTGACGTATTCTTTAAGCGACAGCTGGACGGTAAGTTGCTTGAATGTTCCGTCGTCAAACGCATCATCTACCACGTAAGGCAAGGAAACAATTACAAAGTCCCCAATGTATTGACCATTACCCAGCAGTAGAGGTAGAACTTCACCACTTTCTTTGAACGCTTTCAGGCGCTGCAGCTGCACGCCGGGATTACAAAAACGCATGTGCATGTTTATGCTGGCGGAAATTTCAAGCAGGGAACTACCTACTCTTTGAATCGTTGGTTTATTTCCGACAAGTTCAAATTCCGCATAGTTTGCCTCATCGCCATCAAAGTTGAGGTCTGAGGGACCATATAGGCCTGTAAAAACAATATTTCCTAATTGTGCAAACATTAGTACGCCACTCTTTTTTTGTTCAAATTATGTTCTTTTACGATCTTAATGACATGTGGCGTTAGAGCGTCAGCAATCAGCTTTGCGTCTTTTTTGGTCGCCGAGCCGTTCAAGTGAATTACTGGAGCAAACGTCATTAACTTTGTCGAATTGGTGGGTCCGAACTCCGGTGCCTTAATCTGGAAGCCAGAAACCCTACTTGCCGGGGTTGCTGCCGTCGAAGTTTTATCAGCAATCTCCGAAGCCGTCCGTGCGGTACTGGTCGCCATAGATGCTTTATAAGCAAGATCAAAGGATTTATTTGTAAAGATGTCCTGGGCTGCTTTAGCTGATTGTTCGACCCCTTCCATAAACATAGCCGGGTTGAAGGTGAAAGCGCCAATAATTGTTTTTCCAATACCTATGAACAAGTCCAGTAAAACCCTACCTGCTGCGATCACCCCGTCAATAAATGCCCGAAAGGCATCACAGTGCTTGTACAAAAGGATAAATCCAGCAATCAAGGCCGCGACACCGGCAACGACCCAATAAACAGGGTTAGCGAGGAAAGCAAGATTCATAGCTCGGAGGGCCATAGTCAAGCTGCCCGTGGTAGTTGCGCCGACCAAAGTGGCCGTAGAATAAGCAAGTTGCCCTGCCCTCAGCCACTTCAATCCTGTAGTTGTCACGGCGATAACTTTGAACACGCCACCGAAAGCAAATGATAAGGCACTCACCGTAAAAGAAAGTGCGGCCGCACCGGCAACGGCTTTAAAGATCGTTGCATTTAGTTCCTTGTGGCTCCGCATCCAATCCGATACGGATTGAACGATCGGACGTAGTGTAGCGAGCAGCTCCAGGATAACCGGAAGCCCGTTTGTGCCAAAGTCCAAAACAATCCTATTGAATTCAGCCCAGCCTTTTGCCATCTTCCCTTTAGTTGTGGAATTCCGGTTCTCAAATTCTTTTTGAACGCTATTAAGGAAGCTGGTTTCATCTGCAACAGACCCGACTGAAGCCTTCAACTGGTCCATGTTCCCAGCCATAGACATGAGCTCGGTACTATACTCGCCAAACTGCTTGAAATACTGAAATTTTTTCCCCGGATCTGAGATACTTGCCCCTTTCTCCAGTACCGACATAAACCCGGACATACCTTCACCAGACCTGGTGAAGATATCGCGTGCACCATTGTTCTTCATGATCCCTTTATAGAAACGCTCTACGATGGTTGCACTTTCCGCACCGGACTTCCCAACCGATATCAGGTATGATCCCATTGCGGCTAAATCTTTACCGGCAGTTCTGGAATTTCGAGCAACTCCGGCTCCACCCGCAGCCATAAAGTCTAATATTTCTGACGCTTTTGAAGCCTGATTGTCGGACAGGTAATTAATTGCATCGGAGACCTTCTTCGTTTCATCCCAGCTGCTGTTCAGCGCGTTCTTAAGTTTGGTATAACGGTCACCGGCGATATCAGCGGAAAGATCAAAGGCGACAGCAATCTGGCCTGCAGATTTGGATACTTTATCCAGGTCACTTTGCGCGACGCCACCCTGACCAAGGGACGCCATTAAGGCCGCACTCTCGTTAGCGCTCTTGCTCAGGTAGACTGAGAGATCCTTTGCCTGTTCACCCAGCTGCAGAAAGGTAGAATCACCGATTTTGGTATTGTACACTTTTGCCACATCAGCCATTTTATCTTCGAACTCTATCGCTTTATTCGTAGCATAGATGATCGGTGCTGCAAAAGCAGCTCCCGTAATGGCTGACGTTTTTCCGAAGTTAAATGCATTCTTGGCGTTCTTGTTCGCCTTATTGACAACAGCGGTCATCTTATCTATGGCTGTTAGGATAACCGCTATTTTAATATTCTTGTCCGCCATTAGGTGGTTTGATTAAGCTTGTTGTGCAGGTTTACGGCCTTTTCATAAAAGAAAAAGATGGTAGGCCCATCCATTTCTAATATATCCTTAAGTGAAGTGTGGGTTATATGAGCAAGGAAGACGAGTTCGTCTCCGCCAACTAAAAATTTCCGCCGAATTCCCCCATCAATACAAGGACATCAGCGCCGTTCATCTCTTCGACCTCTTCAATAATAAGCTGCTGGCCATCGACCTTAACGCACGAAGCAATTAACGCGAAGATCATCTTTTCCGTTTCTTTTCCGGTCACCTTCTGCGCCTCCAGGATATGCTTCCCTTTAAACGGACTAATGACAGCAACCCGGCCGTCACTCAATGTAATTTCTTTTGTCTCAGTCATTATAATATTGATTATTGTTTTACAAATGAATAAGCATCCACGGTTGGGTGACTGAGGATCACCCCGGACCGCTTCTGCTATTTTTTAAATACCTAAGTTCTGGCGGTATTGTGCCATCAGATCCACACCATCTACAATGTAGATGTTGGCCTCTACGTCGATTTCGACCACTGTTTCACCATCAATCTCCAGCTTACAGTAAGTTACAGCGACGCTGCTTTCCAGTTCCACGTTTTCCTGTGCCTTAAAAGTCCCAAGTGGCACCTCTTTAAACTGGCCTGTTATGTAAACGACTAATGGCTTCTGCTCTGTCCTTGCGCCGCCCGCCCATACGTCTATACTTGAGCGTATCTGCAGACTGGTCGAAGAGAAGGGATTCGCTGTTTTTTTCATAACCTCCGGATACATGGAATTCCACTTGATCTTCATTTCCATTTTCTCCAGGCCGGCGGCATATTCAAGTTCTCCGATCATGCCTAGTGCTTTATGATCGGACATCTTGTTCTTAATGATGGGAAGGGTAGCTTCTTCAGCTCTTCCCAGAAAGCTTCTTCCATCAACATAGATGTTGGCGTTGGTCACTTTGTTTATTGAAATTTGATTTGACATGTCTGCTTAAATTATGAGATGGAGGCTAAAAGACTGATATCAAGGAAAGATCTAAACGTAATGCGCTCTCCTGGAGTTGGAATCATATAATTCAACTCAAACGTTAAGTGGCCGTTTGCAAGTTCTTCCGCCGGGTTGTCACCTTTATTGTATTTCACTGATGATCCAGGAAGAACAGCACCACGTCCAATCAGTACACGGATAAACGCATTTCCACTTTCACGAATACTGTCAATCAATCCCTGGTTTATCGGCCTGTCTATAAATTGCAACGCCGCCTGCTCCAGACTTTCAGTAACCACATCAGCAGCGCGAACGATATTCGTGAAATTGTCAGCCCCAGTATTTGTAGGAAATGAAGCGTTGCGATTTCCCCATGTACGTGGTCCCGATCCAAAAGTGTTGAACACGGTAGTGATACCTGCCTCATTTAAAATGTTTATATCGCAGGTCACGTCACTTAAGCTGGACGACAACGCCCTTTCCGCTCCGATCGTTCCTTTGATCTCCTTGTTTGAAGTTGACACCCAGAATCCATCTGTGTTATCGACGGCAGCACGAACGCCAGCAATGAAAGCACTATATGAAAAGTCAACGTAACTATCTGTGCTTGGATCGTACTTCTTAATATGCGGATACACCAACTCAACCCGTTTATTGCTCGTGTTGAAGTTAAACGTGCCTGCAGGCCCGCGGCCAGCAATTGCTCCAGCTACAGTTGTACCCAATGGAGCATCGATATAGGTGATCCCTCTGAACTTCACAGCTGCAGCAAGCAAGCCAGCCATAACGCCAGACAATGACGAGAATTCGGGAGCAATAAGAATTTTCGGGTTGATACCATACATGCTGTACGCCGTGTCAAAAGCTTTAAGCCCCGAACGCATATTCGTAACGCTGTCATATTCCCCGACAAAAGTCGCTCCGGTAATGGCTGCAGGATTAAGTTTCTTGTAAGTAAATTTCAGCGACATGCCATTTGGCACAGCAGAACTTAACGCCTTAAAATTTCCATACTCATCAATGCTATAGTCAGTTCCTGCGATTAACGTGGAAGGCTCCCCGGCACTATCTAGTACTGTAATCGCACCGATAGGAGGGAAGCTTAATGCAAGTTTACCCAATATTACCTGATGAGATTCCGCGGCGATCTCAGTTGTATGTAAGACAGGATCAAACACGTTTACAACCAGAATGGATCCGGCGCCTTGGGCAAAAATAACATCTAATGCCTGCGGAATAGAAAATCCGGCAAGCTGCTTGCCAAACTGAGCAGCATCACGTTCACTGCCAACGAGTATAACCTGATTTTTCGGGCCTGTTGGTGCTATACCCACTAGCCCGATAACACCAGATTTTACAACATTAACAGGCTTACTTCCCTGTTGTACCTCTTGGGTCTCAATACCATGTAAAAAAGCCATTATTTATTTTTTTTAGATTTAAGGTCAGTTAGTTCGGCTGCTGATCCGGATGATTGTACCGGAATCAAAAGGTTCTGTGCAGCCAGGCTTTGCACGACACCGCTGTCTTCAGGCAGATTATGTGTGCCAGTTCCATGTACGACGACATAATCTTTTTCCTCATGGGTAAAGGTTAGAATGCCGCTTCCTTTGTATGTGTATTTTACCATCTTATTGATTGAAAGTTACTTTTTGTAGTGTGATCACTTCTGAATCATCATTGTCGGTATCCTGAGCGACAAATCCTTTTGTTTTGAAGTAGACGGCGTAATTGAAAATATCATTGACCTTGTCCTGCATTTTAAATCCTGAATACCGAAACGCCAGGCCAGGAGTTGGTTCGTAGCCTACTATGAACTTCTTTATCAACCGGTGCAAAGCGTAGACCCCTAATTTATCGTGCGCACCTCTCAAACTTTTGGACTGTATCAAGAACGCAAACGTAATTTCAGTATCCTGAAGAACCATACTCAACGCCTTCTGGCTCATGTCGGGCTCTTCATCAGAAAAGGCTACAATAATCACCTCCTTTCCAAATATTTTTTCAAAATCCGCATCATTCTCCGGCAAAGGATTAACCTCTACCTTAGGATTATTAATCTTCGAGGAAAGGAAAATTGATATCGCTAATTCCAGAGCTGCAAAATCCATCATAGTTGTTGTAGTTCGGCTAAAAATGTTTTCCCGTCCCACTTACTGGTTACGTTCAACACGCCATAATTCAACGTGTTGATTGTGATAACTTCTTCTGATCCGCCCGCGGCGAGCTCGAATAAACCTGTGAAGTCACCCTGCTTATATTCAAGCATACAGTTTTTAGGCGAGTAAGGTTTGTCCAGGATCTTTGCAGTTTCGGTGGCATCCTTAAACAGGATCGGACCACTGATCACTTCGAAGCCATCTGATGGTATCCAGGATGCAACACTACCGAAGGTATTAGCCGCGATATTGAATACTGAATCCTGGATACTGTCAAAAAGATTCATGATTAGTTAGTGATTAACAGGTTTACTTCTGCATCTCCGGCCAGAGCCGCTTCTGCTGCTGCACCAACCAACGTGTTACCGGCAGCAACGGTAGACAAATTCTTGTCAGCTGTCACCCAGTATAACTTTGCTCCTTGAGTAATGGCGCCAGCTGCCTTAGGCAAACGGTAAACTCCTTGTAAATCTACGGCTCCGGTATCGCCGGCCGCAATGTCTGTAATTGCTACTGCAGCTAAGGCTCCAAAAATCACCAAGTCTCCGGACTTTATTGCTGCCCCAGTTGTGTTTACGAAATCCAGCTTTTTGCCTTCTTGAACTTTATTTATCATTTTGTAATTATTTAAATCTTAAAAAAAAGACCTGCCAGTGAGCAGGCCTTTTCAACTTATAGAGACTAAATCAAAGGCTTACTTACACACCTGGGTTCAAATAGACCCCTCTGTGTTCTTCGATGGTGGCAGCAAAGTCTGTACGAACTTTAATGTCCAGGTCATCAGTTTTAAAATTTAATTCCTGCTCTGTGTACAAACCTTCTTGTCCGTTAAGGAAAGCGTATTGAACCACCGGAATGCTTGCAGGATCTGCGGTAACATACCACTTGGTCGGGCTGTCTAAATACGGATCAACGATCACTTCGAAAGCGTTGAAAAAAGGATTCGCAACAGCAGTCGTACCGGGTGTGATTTGAGCGGAAACAAGTTGCCATGCAATTGTTTCAAGTTCAGGAGGAACAACCAGGTATTTCGGGCGTACGATAATCTTTTCACCAGTCATACCTTTTTGCCTGCGCATTGCAAGGCGAGCTGCAGTTAACGACTCAATACTTAGAACCGAACCAGCTGCTGCAAGATTGCTGTGGGCTGCATCAAATAGGTTCTTGCCGTCTGACAATTTACGGCCAAGTCCGTTGTTCGCAGTAAGTAAGCCAAATACGATTTCCGCCTGCAGTTCTGCTGCACCACGACCAAACAATTCAGTATACCTCATGAATCCACCCAAATCATCATTTATTATGGCATGACGAGTTATACTGATTGTACGACCGTAGGTGTCAAGTTTGAAGTTATCTCCGGTTTCGACCATTTTGGCTTGCTTGTACTCTCCGCCCTCCTGAATTTTCAGAAGCTTGAAGTCACCACCAATACCTACGCTTGACATCGCCTTGAAGTCGGATGCAGATTGTTTCCGTGCAAATTTTCTCCATTCCGGCGTGGCGATTTCATAAGCAGCACGCAAGGAGCGGTTAATAGTATTGCCCAGCAAGATCGGGTAATCACTGGTCGACATAGCACGTTTCACCAGTTCATCCCTACTGATACTTCCAGGTGATAGAATAACACCATTTGAACGCAAAGACATGGCGGCCATATCCAAGAGTGTAGCATGGCGCATTTCTTTAGCCTTATCTGAACGAAGTTCATGAGATGGATCATGTCTGTGCATCAGGACCTCTTCCATCGCCGAGCGAACCTGTTGACCTTCATCATTAGTGATGGTTCCAACATGTGCAGTGATTGCTGGCGGAGTCTGCGCCTCGACCAGTTTCGTAATGATCTGGGCCCTTGCCGCGTCTACTGATATTCCTTGGGAAATCAATCCGTCCAAGAAAGGCTGATCATTGATGTTAGCAGTACGGACTGCTAGTGTAATTTCTGATACACGAGTACGCTCAAGTTGAATACCTTGTTCGGTAGTCGCAACAGTTTCTGGTGCAACCGGTGGTGTAGCAGTTCTTTTCTGTTCAGCAAGTGCTGCCGCTGCTGCGATTTCTTCTGGGGTCATTGTTCTTGTATTTTGTGTAAATGTTATTTCGTGAAATTTCTGGGCGGTTTGTTTTGGATCTTCGTTCGATCGCACACCAGACGCATAGTCAACCGGCACTGAGCAGACCGACAATTCGCCCGGCTCCCAGTCTTCAACCCGAACGGAATATGTATTCGTATCCTCGTTTTCTGTTACTGTAGTTTCATGAATGCGGTACCCGACGGAAATGTTAGTTATAATGCCATCAATGATATCGCCCACAATACCTGCGACTTCTTGCCTTTTTGAAAGTCGAATAGTCGCTTTACACTCGTTGTTTTCAACCCAAGCCCTGGAGACCACTCCATAAATGGTGTTGACGCTATAGGTTGAATGCGTGTCAACCAGGTTGGCGCCGGAATTCGCCCGTTCAAGTCGGACGGATTCAGGGGTGCAAATAAGTTTCTCGGAATATTTCGTGCCGTCCCACATTACCCGTTTAGCTTCGACCTCTGTAGCAAAAACAACCTCGATAGTACGATCGGTTTCATTATAACTGTTTGCAGTTATATTGGCTCGTACATAGGAAGGAATTTTAAACGTTTTATTCATGGCAATAAAAGTACTATCTGATCAAACCTTACTTTAACGGGAACATAGCGGAACCATCACGACAGGCAATTGCCTAAGATTGATTGCGATCTTCTTTTTCGTGCTCGTCCTGAACATCCTTGTTCATGCGTTCTGCATCGTATCTTGGATCGCTTTCCGGCATTACCCCGGCCGCATCGAAATTCACTTTATCCTGCTTCATCTGCTCAAGAATTTCTTCCGGACTATACCCCAGCTGCCTTACTGCATCCTGCCAGCTGATCAACCCGGACCGGATCTGCTTGATCAATGCAAGGGTTTCTTTTACTGGATCTATCATTTCCCTTCTTGGGGCGGTCCAGGTTACGGACATTCCTGGATCCTGAATCTTGTCCACAAGGAACGCCGCTTCTTTAAACCATTTCCACGCGACATCGCAGAACATTGGAATAAACATGTTCCATTGCCAATCTTCGATGTTGTTCCGGAATTCAATCCAACCCATTCTTCCGGAGCTGAAATTGACATTCGACAGATCACCAGTGAGCGCTTCATAAGAAAGCCCGATGCCGGCAGCCTGGCCCTGTAAAGATTGACGAGAGAACTCACCAAAGCCCTCTGTTGTTGGGGGCGACGCAAAAGTGAAAGTTTCGCCTGGCCTTCCCCGCTGGATAATACCCGGTTCAATTTTTTCAAGCACATCAGAATCTTCCACGCTACCTGTACCCAAACCGCCACCATCAGGTGATTGAATGAAAACAGAAAAACAAGCGGCAATTTTTTGTTTGATTAACTGGGCATCCTCGTACTCATCAAAATCCTGCATCCTGAGAATTACTGCAGAGAACCACGGAATTCCAATTATCTGTCCGGGGTCATCCACCTCATAAACACATGATATATCATCCGCTGGCACCGGGCGAGAAACGGCTTGGAACTCATTCGGATGCTTATCAAACAGCCAATAAGCGATTTTCTGACCATCTTTGTTGAAATGGACCCCGTTGACAGTGTATTCACCGTTATCCATCAGCATGTTATTTTTACTATGATCAAGGAAATCCGGATCCAGAACCTGAAGCTTGAGCGGTATTGTCGTGCCTTTCTTATTTTTCCGGATCCAAATACGTCTCACCAGGCAAGAACCAGATTTCACAACCGTTTTGATAATCAGTTTTTGAATACCGTAGAAATTGGAGTTACCATCAAAATTACATTCGGTACTTTCAGCCCAGTCCTTCCATGCCTGTTTAACCTTTTTCTCTTCTTCCTTATTCTTTGTGGAAGAAACAGGAGTAGCGACGATGCCTGTTCCAATTACATTGTTCGCTATTTTCCTGGTCGCGTTTTTTGCGTAGGAATTGTTTTGATTTAGGTTTCGGGATCTTTCCTTGAGTAATGGCAGTGCCATAACAATCTGGGAGTTTTGTGATACTCCAATCTGATTGTTATCCGGGAACCGTCGCCCGCGACCGGCACCTTCGAATTTCCGAACCTCTTTATCCAGTAACTTAATAGCCATTTGACTGCGCAATCTTTGCGCGACAAGTTTCGGCGCAAACGGCACCAATAGTTTATCGATAAAATTCATATTAAGTTCCTTTAGAAAAAGAGGCGTAACGCCTGTTTGATGTTGTCTTCGGAAATAATTCCGCTTCCATGTTTGCCAGGATCATATACATTTCGGCCAGGCTTCTGTATTCAATCTCCTTGTCCGCATACTTCACCCTCAATGCACCTTGCGCAACCGCCGATTTTAACGTTTCGTACTGAAGTTGTGTGTAAGCCATTACTGATTTTTTAGGTCGTCTATTTTTTTCTGGCTAAAATTATCTATTATAACCTCGATTTGCTTGATGTCCGTTATAGTTCGTTTATCATTGATATCTGTAAACGATTCTACTTGTGCAATCCCATTTCTAACCGCTGTTTCTTTCAGATCGAACAGACATCCGATCTCCCGGTTGGATAGGAGCGTCATCTTTTTCAACAGGAAAAAGCAAATGAAGCGTTGAAAAGTTGAATTCCGATCCTGGCTCTTGTTCGTTCTGAGGAAGTCAGTTTCAATTCCGTAGTGGAATGAAGTTGCGCAGACAATAATCTGCTGGAGGCTTTGTGGCTTTAATAATGTTTCAGTCATGGCTTTCTATTCAATTGATTCAAAAAAGGAATATTTTGTTTTTAAATTATCGGTTCCAAATGCTTTTAACAGGTTTTTTCTTTGGCTTTTCATCTGACATTGTGTTCCCTGGAGTAATTGTATCTAAAGTTTCCATCAGCAATTTGTCCCAGTGTTTGTCGTTAAACCGATCGATGCCGAAAACATTGGCAGCTGCCCTGGCATAGACCCGGCAATCCAGCGGTTCATTTCTCTCGTAATGTTTTTCCCAGGTATACACCGTGTACCCTTTCTTGTTGATCGATCTGGTTATTTTTTCTGCGGTTAAGCCTTTGAAATAGATCCTGTCGTATTCTGGAAAATGACAATACCCGTTTGGATAGGATCCGTCTTCATTCTGCTGAAGCTTTAACCATCCGTAAATTTCCGTTTTGATCATACTCGAACCTACATTCCAAACTTTAATGCCATTTACCTTCTTCCCGGATTTGGAAGTTTCAACGGCACGGGGAGGGGAGACCATCAAAACACTGTTGTCCTGACCTTTGATCGGAATTACCTTACCGGTGTGTTTTCTGGCGAAATCGTAAACAATACTTGTATTGAAGCCACTATCCACTGCCATAAGGTGCACCGGCAATTCAGCACCGTCCTCGCGTATCCATGTTTCATTCAGCACCTCAGCAAGTTTGTTCCATACGGGTGATTCCGTACTATCGGTACTTCCAAGCAACACACGGAAATCAATTGACCAGCTTTGCTTGCCTTTTGCCCAACCAACAATTTCCAGTTCAACACGGTCGCGCTGGATATCCACACCAGCGGTAAGGAAGACAACGTTTTTGTTTGGTTGATTCATGGCATACTTCTCACGCTTATTGAAGACCGCTTCCCATTCCGGAGAATCACCCTCAGTCTTGTATGTTTCGCCTTTTTTTGTGTTGATGAACGTGATCATCTTTGGCAGGTTGTCTTTTGCCTTGTCGTATTCACGCGCCATTTGCGCCCAGCTGTACCAACCAGACGGCGAATACAAGGCATTCAGGTGATACCCGAAAGTAATCCCATCTTCAAGTTCCGGAAAAAGTGCAATCCACTGGCCATTCGAAAGCATGTTTGTTTTACTGCTTTCTTTAATGTGTCCGCCGCAGTGTTCACATTCGTAATAAACCTCAGAATACTTCCCTGGTTCCCATCGTAGTTGATCAAACTTCAAATGCATTAGGGTTCCGCAGTCTGGACAAGGCACATGATAATAGCGCTGACCAGTTTCCTTGAATTCATTGTCGATGATACTGGCACCGTCGATTGTGGGGGTAGATGATATGAATATCTTACGCCGGGCTCCGAAAGTTGATGTCCGGGTTTCGGCTAGGGCAATGGCATCACCTTCACCTGCAACATCCATCGGATAACGATCAACTTCATCCAGGTATAAAAACCTTGCTGCAGTAGAAGAAAGTCCAACCGGTGAGTTAGCCCCAACCATCAAAACGAAACCTCCGGCAAACTCTTTCTTCAGCATGGTATTGCCGCCGTCCTTGCTCCTGGCAGGGTTAATCTTCCTATTCAGCGCCGGTGTATTGTTGATCATCGGCTGGATCCGGGTCGTTGATGTATTTTTCATCATCGTATCGGTCGGCATCACGTAGATCATTACGTTTGGAGCAATGTCAATCACATAGCCCAGCCAGTTATTTCCAGATTCCGTAGCGCCGATCTGAGAACACTTTTTAAAAACCACTTTCTGGGCCTTATCCGTTACGGAAAGTTTATCCATAATCTCCTTCAGGTACGGCGTCCGGCTGGTTCTGAACTTACCTGGTTCCGCAACAGTGTTCGGCAGTATTCTAAACTGGTCAGCCCACTCGGAAACCAGGATTATAGGATCAGGCTTAAGTCCCATTTTGAGACCCTTGATTAACGTCTGGTCGTATGTAGGTTCCACAATCACTTATTCTTTGACAAAGTTTACTTCTTCGAAATTTGAATATTCATTCAGAATATCCGTCAGCTCCCTGTTCATGGTATTAACGATGCTCACCACGTCACCGGCATTTAGGACTTCGTCGGCGATGCGCAGCGGCATCGACATAAGCGCTTTTTTTAAATGACTCCCGAACTCATAAAGCACCGACTCAACATCGGACCTTCGGACATACAAATTTTGTTGAATCTCCGCTTTCATTTTCTCCGACGCCAAGTTCAATATTGACGTTCGGCGGTATGCCTCGCTATAGGAGAGGGAAGGAGAAATTTTGATTTTCGCCATTAACTCTTCATAGTTGTATTCTTCCAGATCCTCCAGCTCTTCCTGGTCTGAATCCTCAGCTAAAACTTCGGACTTTTTAGAGGGTTTCTTCGGACTTGCCGTTTTTTTTACAACCGGTTCGGACTTGTCCGAGTTTTTAACATTTTGTTCGGACGTATTTACGCTATTTATTCGGACTGCCAATTTGTCCTTATTGATACCTGGACGAGGTTTAGCAACAGCATGCAAGTGGCCGTATTCCTTATCTGCCAAATGCTTGATAATCTTCTGGCGATCAGTGTCAAAGCCTTTTTTTATCTTGCCGTCGCTGATTGCATTTCGGACAGCTTTCTCACTTACACCCAGGTATTGAGCGTATGCGTTTTTAGATAAATATTCAATCTCTTTTTTCGCCATGTTATTATTATTCAGTTCGGACTTATAAAATTCCTGACAGTAGTGAAAGTATGGGAGATTATCACCCCGCAGTACTACTAGTGCCGGAGGACCCAAAAAAATTAGGCCGGCAGAATGTTTTTGCTGACATCGCAGCCTCTACCAACAGGTTAAACGCCTATTGCAGCAGCTAAATCCCGGTTTTATTTTATCTTTTGTATCTGGAACTTCAACTCATGGAGCAATCTCCTGGAGAAGTAATCACTAACATCAATGCTAATCTGCTCATTAGCCTTATTGTTTTGTACGGCACCATAAACAGATGTGGTAAGCAGTTTTGTTATCGGCATATCTGATCCGGTTTCCTGTGCCCTTTCCCTTCGTAGTACGAAGTCATAGTTCCCGCCTGAATTAACGTACCGTCCACGGGCGAACACTGGCTTTTCAACATCATTTTTAGTGATGAAAGCATACGGAAGGTTGACACGTTCACCTTTCTTAATCTCGAACGAAACACCCTTCTTACCGCTCCTTTTAACGGTCCTCACCGACTTCTTTAAACCATCCCTGGTTCGGGCAACACTGACCTTATCTACACCGGAAGAACTCGCCGAATAGAATACCGGATTGAAATGAGACAGACCGATCGGTTTACGGCTAACACCCACCTTTCCTGTAAGGTTCTGCCAGCTCGATCTGAACACAGGCATGCTTTTCAACTCAGAACTACTAATATTGAACTGCTGCTGGACCGCCCGCTTTAACATCCCCTTTGAACTTACAAGCGAGCGGTTTATAGCCCTGGACGTCACGATCCCAATGTTCTTGTTGGATAGCTGATTTGTTAACTCAGACAGCTCCTGAAGTTGTGATTTAATACTTAATTCAATCATCAAAGGTATTTCGTTACGATTCCGCTAAGTATACGTCAAAAACTTAAATATTCAAAGTATTCAAAAATAGAATAAAGTTTTCAATACAGTTTTTGCAGACAAGGTTGTAAGTGCTTTAACTCCTGTTCCGTGATTTCTGATTTAAATCCATTAAACCGACTTACAGCGAGGGGCCAGCACGCCATCTGAACTACCTCACGGCTTAAGCTATTATCAAACTTTGTATGACAGTCTATGCAAAGAAATAGACAGTTCAAAGGATGCACCATCACGCTCTCAAAATGCCTTTTCGGCACGATGTGGGCTACGTAAGCCCTGGCACTCCAAGGGGCATAAGGATTAAGATAATCGTCGCAGTTTTCACAATGACCCGGCATCATGCTGATTTTCATGTTAAACCATTTACCTAAGGTAAGACCGTTATTTCGACCAGCGACCGCAGCAGTTTTTACTTTTAGCTTTTCCTGTTGCTTTTTCCTGTATTTAGCTTCTTGATGCTTTTGATAATGGTAATCATCAGTAATACACCGTTGCGCCATTAGGTAGCGAGGTGCTGAATGGGGCCCGCAATCTATACAGGTTCCCTTCTTGTGTGGAATAGCCATTTTAAAGCTTTTTAAGAAGTTTATTTGTCTGGTATACAGATAGGGCGGACAAGAACGTTTTAACACCCTGGCGATACCGGTCCTGCCGCAGCCGGGCATTGTAACGGATTGAATTGACCATCTTCGCCCGCTCGTCTGCAGGCAAGTTGTGGTTCGCGCTAATGAGATTGATCATTGATTGTTCTCTTTTACTAAGGAAAGCCATAGGATTTAAATTGGTTTCGAATCAAGAACGCATATAGCCGTTCCTGTGAACGTTTTTGACTTAGTGATTGAGGTCACTTGTATATCCGCTTCCGTACCTTCGCTAGAAGCCATATAGTCGCTTTGGTTAACGAATGTAACATTGAACTTGACTCCATTGAGAAGGAAAATAATGTTTGGGTTGTCCTGCTTAACCGCAGCAGAGAATACCTCTGGTTCACATCTGTTGCCATTATAGGCGATAATCCATTTTTTCATTTTTGTTTAAATTTGTTAATTTTCTTCTTTTAAAAGCAGTACGGTAAGACACGTAAAGCTTAGTCTAAACAATGCAGTCTGCCTATCTGTTGTCTTCCCATGCACCACGTCATAGAATTAACCTACCAGGGAGACGAAATTGTCATCTTTGCCCTCACCAGACCGGATGGTGACGAGCTCGTGTATGATCTTTACTCGGATGACCTGATGCTCGGAACGTTACGGCCTACACTTGGCGAGGATCCGGTCACGGTTTGGACAGGTGACGAGAGTATTCCCGCTGATCTGGTGAGGCTTATTGGCCAGAGAATTGAAAATCAAGACTGGTGAAAGATATAATTATACCCCTTGCATACGGTGACGAAACCAAAACGATGCGGCTGTCCTTTCCTATGGGTGCTGGTGGCTGCTGGTTTGTATCAGTCAACAATTACCACTATGGTCGGGTGTGCTGGCAACAGAATGAATGGAGACCTCACTTTAATCCCGATACGGAGCTTACAACGGTTGATATTGCGCAGATCGTTGATTTGCTTTATGAGCGCATGCCGGAGGGTCCTTTGTTTTAGGTTAATATTCCTGAAACACCGGGTAGTAGGATTTCTGATCCGTGTAGATCGGTATATCAAATCCTTTTGAAATAAGCCATGCAAGAGCTTGTATCGGCAGGTCACTTCCTTTTATATCATTGTCATCCTTATGCTTCACAACGACTATTCGAGCGTGGTAAGCGTTTTTTGTAATACTATTGCCTATTTCGATCCAACCTTTGTGTTCGTGCTTCAGTCCGTCTGATTTCCTTGTAGTAGTCCACTCAAACCAAACTTGATTGTCTTTTCGGGAAACTACTCGGTCATATATGGTAACTACAGGAGGATGCCAAAACTGCTTAGATGCCGAATAACCGAAGTGATACAGTAGGTCGCTGATTTCCTGCTCGGACATATCTGACATAGCCCTATCACCGATTTCTATGGTTCTCTTACCTATTGATATTGATTTTTTCATTTTCTTTTAAAATAAGTTTGGTGTTATCCCTTTCCCTGTCACATACTTGCTTCAGGTATATTTGGAATGAGGGACCAGAGGTGAGAGCCTGGTCCTTCTTTAATCGAACAACCCGAGCTGCTCCGGCTCTTCCTCTCCCCAGTCTAAACCTTGCATCCAGATTTGGAAGGGTGCTAGTTCTTCGTCGGGGGTCATGGAGCGGGAGGTAGGGGTATTTCAGCCCAACGCAACACGTTATCTCTAAAGAACCAATCGCTGTACATTGTTATAGATACGCGACCATCTTTAAGGTGAACGTAATAAAAATGCTCCTTATCAAGGTCTGTTTCAGGTGTTACATTCACCCAATTCGGAACTACTTGCTCCTGCATCCATTTGGCACCATAATGAAATCCAAACTCTATACTATGTTGGTCATGTTGGTAACGGCTTAAAAATAAAGCGTTATTAGCGAGCCTTCTTGCCTCTATTTTGATCTCTAATCCTGTTATCATTTTAAAATTTTTAACTCTTTTGGTTTTATTTTTGGCAACTCGATATAGTCAATTGATACCCAGAATTCATTAGGTTCAAATTTGCCGTCAGGAAACGGAATAACCTTTACTGTATCATTTTCAAAGTCCACAGATAAAAGCATAACGGATAAACAGGTATAACCATAAAGGTGTCTTTCATTAGTATATGAAAGTTCCATATAAGCCCTGAACTTTAATGAGGTAAATCTCTCTTTGGTCATTTCACAATTTTCTAAGTAACACACATGGTTCTTCCACCCCCTCAGAGGAAAGGAAGGATGCGAAGGATTCTTTGGCCTTTACCCTGTAGTTCGGCAAGTTTTTGAACTTGGTGTAATTGAAATAATAAAGACCATCCTCAATAGGCATTAACTCTATACATTGTTCCTCGGTCAATTCAGTAGACAGTCCGAGGATAGTCCAGTTGCCTTCGGGTAGTTTAATTAATTCATATACGCCTAATCTCATATGGCAAAACAACGCATCTAATTCAATAGCGAACGTACGCGCCCCCTCCGGCACCTTCACCGCGATTAGCTTTACTCCTTCTTTAGGATGTAAAATTTTAAACTGTTGCATGTTATTGTTTAAAGTTTAAGCATGCGAATTCTCCAAACAATTCAACAGCTTTTGCATCATAAGCCTTTGCTGCATCAATCTCTAATTCAAAACAGCCTATGTGTTTAGTCTTATCATTGAACTTTATTGCGGCAGTCCATTTTTTATGGATTACAGCTCTAGATACGCCTTTATATTCACTAGATCTGTTGATTGATTTTTTCTTATTTCTGCCATTTTCGGCATGCGTACATACTCTTAGATTACTTCTTCTGTTATTAAGTCCGTTGTGATCTATGTGATCAACAAGAACTTTAGAATCCTCTATACCTAATAGAAGCCTAGGCATGCTCCAACGTCCTTCTTTACCGATGTGCGCGTATGCGTAGCATGTGTGTGATGCAACGTTAGTCGACCAACTGAATCTATTAATTAGATCAAAATCTTCTTCGTCTATCAGCGCATATTTACCTTTGGATAGCGGTATTAGCTTGGCGCCAACAGGAACCTCTACATTTGAAAAATCTTCTTTACGATTCCTGTATGTATTTCTCATGGAATTTGACCGGTTTATTTCGCCGCATAACTGGCATCCTTTGCCTCTTTTATGTACTTCTGGTTTTTGCATAAACGATCCATGTATCTTACAAACTATCTCCACCTTGGTTGTATTGTTCAACCACCTTACTTTTGAATAGTCATAAGTGTCGGTATGCATTTCTTTAGATGTCCTGATGAATCCATCTAGTCTTCTAGCTAATATTTCATTTGAAAAGTTATTAACTCCTTGTCTGGGTTCTAAGTGTTTGATTTGGTTCATGGGGTTAGGATTGGGGTTGAAAGGATTGATTGTTCTATTTGATAGCTTGATGGATCATTTAGCGCATAGGTATTATCCGCTGCATCTTTTAACGCTTGTTCAGCGACTTGTATGGCGTATTCCTTCATTGCACCTACTTCTACATCCCGTAGCGATACCCTTTTATTAGGTTTCGCGTCATGGTTTGATAGAAGGTGTTTTATAAGTATTTCCTCTGCTGTTTTCATAATCTCTTTTCTTTATCCCTACAAGGTGGCAGGGGTTGGTTAATCTGTAAATGGTTTTTTATACTTTTTACCTATTTTTCGCTTTAAGTTTAAGTCCATTTTTTCTTTACGTATTTTATGACGTTCGTCAGCTGTCATATACCCACGTTTGATTTCCTTTTCCTTGCGCTTTTTGGCATTCATCTTCTTTCTGTTTATCCCTTAGCTACATTGCAAGGGGGGGGGTAGGCGACAGCATCCATTCTGAAGCGGTAAAACTTATTCCAGGCGTCGAGAATTCGTATCGTCTATTTAAGTTTTTACTTAATGAATCTCCGGTATAGACTCCACCGTAAACTTTACCATGACGGTGATCGTGAGGTAAGTCTACTACGAAAAGGCAATTATCAAGTTCATTCGGCAATCTCTCACTTACAGACACCCACTTGGCGTGTTGTTCTTTCGGTTGAGATTCTAAATATTCTATGTAGTTTAACATTTCTAGATAGGAGTAAAAAAGTAAACCCTCTTGGTGGCTTTCAAATTGTGCTGGTTCAATGTACTCTCCGGTTTCTAGTACGTCTGTTGGTTTTTCCATTCTATTTAAGTGTTACGCCTCGCGGCTGGGTTAATATTTGTAATTATCGAAAAGACCATTCAGATCGCCGAAGTTCGGTTCACCTTCAAACTGCTCTGTTTTAGGGTTGTAGTACCTGAAACCGTTCATGAATGACTGGTCTAGGGTACCCGCAGCAATTCTGCGATCAACTTCTTTTTTCACTGCACCACAGGTTTCGTAGTTTTCAAGTTTAAAGTGTTTTATGAAGATCATCGCCAGTTGCCATTCGTTAAGGTTTTCCATCTGGTTAATAAATGATTGATTCATTCCAGCAGATGATCTGGCCATCGAACGGCTTCGGGTATTGGAACCATTCTTTTAGCTCGTCTAATGTCAATCCATCGTTTGATGCAACTTTTTCGAATGTCGAATCAGATACACTCAGACAATTAATGAATACCAAACCAAATGGACCTACTTCGAAATCCCAAACCTTCTTAATCTCGATATCCGGAGCGATGGTGATCATCTTGGAATTGTAGGGTTTTCCAGACCATACGCGAGGGGAAAATTTATCTCCAGCTTTCCAGCGGCGACCTGCCCGGATGGTATGGCTTTTATTGAAAAGCGTTATATCCTCGGTGATAGTATCAAAAAAGGCTTCTGCCACTTTCTCATTGCCTGAGTTAAGTTTCAAGAAGCTATAATAATCGGAAGGTAGAATTCCAGCCATTGTATTCAGGATACCTTCTACGAAGTATGTTGGCTGGCCTTTCTTTGGATGGTAAGCCGGGAAGGTGCGGCTGAATGTTATTACACGTGCCATAATTGGTTAATCTTCGATATTGTTAATGCTTGTTTTTCCAGCAACCAAATAAGTAGTTCCGCTCGTGCAAACGCTTCAGATTTGAAAGCGGGAGTGGCAGTGGTGACATTTGCAGTCACCTTGGGGTGGTCCATAATAGGAGTCCACTGGAATGTACTGAATACTCGATCTCCAGATTTGGAACTTGATGTCAACCAGGTTCCATAATTATCAGGCAGCATCATTCCGATTTCAGCAACCGTGAACGCAGATGCTATAAATTTTAGTTCGATGTTGTCCCGGTGATCCTGCTGCAGGCTGTTGACCGCAGCGGTCGTGTCAACCCATACCCAGGGTGATGTTTCTCCCTCAGGTATATGGTTCTCGTCACCAACCCATTGAAAGTGGCTGGAGGTCTGTAGTATGCCTAATTCCTTAAGCTTCTTCGCTTGCTCTAATGAGCATACTTGATCTTGTAATTTCATCTTTGTTTTCCTCTATTCTTTTTAGTGTTCTTCCTACTGGATTATTTGTTCGGGAATCGGGTTTATCACTTAGATTAAGTCTTAATAAACTTACTTCCGGTAATCTTTGCTGCTTGCGCCTTTCTTCGAGTTACATGGCCGGCAGAGCGTTTGTAAATTGTTGTAGGATGTCAAGCCACCCTGACTTATCGGATCCACATGATCCATCGTGAGCTGCCCGATCGCTCCACATTTCAGGCAAGAGTGTTTATCCCGGTCGAGAACGCGCCTTCTTAAGGAGCTGCTCACCTTACTCTTGTTCCTGTACCTGGTATCAAATTGGAATTCCTTAGGGGATAGTCCGTATACCTTCATCATATCTCCCATGTGATTCAATTTAGTTGTTTTGGGTGGTGTGGGAGCTGTGATCATCAGGGCCCCGTTCGACATCAAGCTGCTGATCTAATTTGTTTGACATCATCATCAAAGGCACCGCCAGATTCCCCAATGTCGTCGAGATCCCGTGCATCATATCGACTGAGTCGGTGGTTTTCTTCTTCCATGCTGCTTTGTCTCCATTGTAGTCGGCTAACTTGGATTTGAACCGCAGCTCATCCCCGTTAACTTTTACGCATGAATACGTCGGATTAAGCTTATTCAGGTATTCGGTGTGGCCAGGCGTATGGATAACCACTACACCGGCAATGTCGTGCTTGGACAGGATATCCTTGATTTCCTGCATCGCTGTTTTTAATTTCGGTGAGTACTGCATTACGATTTAGCCTCCTCTACGAATTCATGGCTGTTTTCAGCTAAGTATTCGGCTATTTTTATATGCTCTTCACTTTGGCTTTGTTCGTTAAAACCCCTGAAGGTTACGCGCGCTGGAAAGCAATTGGTTACATTATTGGTGGCCTGATCTACTTCAACTACTAATGCCCATCCAAAGGCATGTAGTATCGAGTTGATAAAAAACAACATCCCTGCGTTTCTAAAATCATCCCATGTTTTTAGTGTTACTGGTTTTTTCATTATTGTCCTGTTTTTAGCTTTGAGCGGTTAAGGAAAGAATCTAATTGGTGGTATTCAATAGATTCCATTTTTGAATTGATTTGATCGAGCTGCTCGGCGTCTTCTCCCATTTGCTGACGATCAGCAGCAATCGCAGATCTAAGTCCAGCCTTATAGCCTCGTGTAAAACTTAGCGCTACTATCACTGGCAGCGCAAGGCACACAGCAAACCAGTAGCAAACCAGGAAAAGAAAACCTTTTGATTTCGAACGGGCATTCCCGGTTCTGTTTACGCCTACGCTCTGGTTTGTGTTTTGCAGTTCTTCAATAAGCTTCTGTTTTTGTATTTGCAGCCCTTTTGCGTACGTGTACGGGACTTTAGCCTGCAACGCTAACACTTGCTCTACTTCGAGTTGTTCGATTCGCCTCAGCGCATCTTTGGATTTCATATATCCCATCTTAAATTGATTTTGTCGGCTAGTAAAGCCAGTTGTGTATGTTTTTTTTGGATGTACTCGGCGATGTCTAACTTTTTTCCGCAGCAGGTAATGAATCTTGTTCCCCTCGGATGCTTTGTCTCGCCCCAGATCTCGATCTCATACAACTCGTTGAAGCGCTGAATCAGGTGTTGATGGAATTCGTAAATTAGGTTTTCTTTCACTGGGGCGGGCGTTAAGATACGTCTTGCCTGGTTGTTTTTTCTGCTGATTTGAAAAACATCTTTTTTAATTTCCTTCAGGTACCGCAGCGCAACATCATCAGGAGCCGCAGCAATCGGCGGAAGTAGTGGCTGGTCGTCCTTTTTGATGGCTGTCTGCTGATGCTTCCAGAAATATTCGATCTGCTCGTTCTTGTCCGCAAGGAACATTTCAAGCCATCCAAAGATGATTGCGCTATCCAGGCGATCGTAAACTTTTCCGTAATGACCTTTCTTTGCTTTCGAGAAGCACAATGCAACATCATCAATTTTCAGCTCAGGGTACTCGTTCAAGATCATCTGCGCCGTATCGACCATCTGGGGCGCACTCAGGTTCTTACCAATGTTGAACGAATCTGCCAGCTCTCCAACCAGGACCACCAGCAGCGCTAAACCAGATTTAGGATAGCTGTGTTCGATAAAACCGAACGTTTTTGACTTACTGTGGAAACAGTCAATTTCACTCTTTAGGTTCTGTTCCGCGCAGTAGACCGCGCAAGCTGTCAACAAGCTGTTTGCGGTCGGCACGTTTCTCATCAGCACCGGCAGCGACTGTGTGATTTCTTCTTGGGTTATGATTTGCATTTCCATTGCTTACAGGTTTTGGTTTGTTTGCTAAAAGATATTTTGGAACCCAGTAGTAGAAATTTCGAACCAGGTCATTCGGCGTTTTTCCGGTCAATTCTCCAAAACCCTTCTTCTGAGTGTAGAAAATTCTAAAATGATCATCTGTTCCGCCAGGATCCAGGGAGTTGTGCTGCTGTACAATTTCGTACATGGTGTGCTTCCTTAAAAATTTAAGCGCCGCCTCCATCTCGTCTTCGTCAATGAAGATCTCTTCCTCAATTTTTTTTAAAATTTCAGCCGGATCCCCTATAACCTCTTCTACTACTATATTACTTTCCTTTACTTTACTATACTTTACTTTACTTTGTGTGTTTTCAGTCTTAGAAACATCTTTATTTTGTAGTTTCTTGTCAAGAAACCTTTGCTTCACTGCGTTTCTATTATCTAAAACCGGCTGGAGACGCTTTCTTAGTCCGCAGCTGTAAATTAGATTTTCCTCACGTTTTAGGAGGTTTATTTTAACGCAGTACTCAACGATTTGCTCCAAAACCTCCGGATCAACATCGAAATCACCGGCTAATAACTCGACCTGCATAGGAGTAAAATCAATGGTAAAGAAATCCGAGCCCGTAAGCACTTCAAGCAGCATGCTGAACACCATGTATCCCTCCCTGTATTTACGTCGCAGAGCCTTGATCTTAGGGTCATTCCTCATGTCTTTATCATGAGAGAAGTATTCTGCATTATCCTTCTTTGGTCTGGCCATTATACTTGATTGTTAATTTAGATTTGTTGGCATTATATCAACTGCTTCACACGCAGAACCTTGTTCTGGAATACCTTATCGTGACCCACCAAAGTGTTATACACTTCCCGGCCGTAGATGATCGTCGAATGATCACGGCTAAAGAGCTTTCCGAGCTCCTTGAGGGTCATATTTGGGTTTGCTAGAAGTATCATCCCGAAGCAAATAAAACGTGCCTCAGATACCTCACGTTTGCGAGAGGGCCCTAAAAGAGTATCCTTTGATACTCGTAAGCCCTGACTTACTGCTTCGATGATTTCATCCGGACCACCTTCCTTGATTTGGAACCGGAAAGAATGTTTCTTGGTTTCTGGCAGTCCTGTAAATATGTATTGATCCATAATTCTGAAGTTGTTTTACTTTATTTCTTGCTGTCTTTAGCGAGACACCGGGTTAAGCTGCCACCTCTTTATAGCTTTTCTGTCTCTTCTGAATGACGGGAAGGTTCTTGCTTATTAGTTCTACGATCTGCTTGTTGTATTCAGAAGCACCGTTATGAAGGCCACGAGATTGGACAATCTGCATTCTCGATAGAGAAACTTCAACGGTCTCTACCGATCTGCCGTTAACCCGGGCAGAAAACACCAACGAATCTTCTTTCTTGTAATATGAATTCGTGAACACGCAATGTTTGTGGGTATCACCTTCTTCCATGAACTCCTGCACTGTGTCTAGAACTTTAATCAATAGCTCTCCGTCCTGAAAGGCTAATCCAATGAATGCAGCTTTAGCCTCCGCATATGATCTCTGATCAACCTCAACCTGCCTCCGTTTATGCTCTAGATCTCGATTTTTTTGAACCTCTCTCTTCTTGTCAACTAACCGGTCATGTTCTTTTTTAAGGTTTCGAGGACACACATACTTGGCGTTACGCAGATCCTTTCCGAAATAATCGAGAAGATCCAGGTAATCAAGCCAGGTAATTGCGTCTTTTACAATGTAGCCCTGGCGAATGGAAATCTTTGCAGATGCCCAGTGTCTGTAAACTGCAGAACCTTTTTCGCTTAGGTGAGCGGATAATAAAGCCATTTGGCCTGCCTTTAACAAGGTTTCCGTTTTCGCATCCTGCGGAAGATACTTTAGCAAATCAAAAGGCTTTATGTTCATCAGCTTAGATGTTAACCCATTACGTTTGTAAACGGGCATAACCTTCATGTCTGGATGGATTTTATACACTTGTATGTTGTACTTCCAAAGGTCCTTCTTGTTCTTAAGTGTTATATCGCCACCGCATAAGTGATCCCAAGCCAGACCCAGGCCACCGACCTGAACGCTCATAATCTCGAATGTTCCATCAGGCAAAATCCAGTGTTGCATGATTTCCCTAGTGAAGTAGTAAGGCTTTGATTTGGCTTTCATTAGGCAGTTGATCTCGAAGAAACGAACGACTTGAAAGTCTTCCACAACATCAAAGACGGCAAAGCGGGCCAAGTCACGTGACTTCTGTTTACGGGTTGTGGTAAGCTTTAGCCTAAAACCGCATCCTTCGCAGACCTCGGTTTTAATTCGCATGGAGGTTGTGGGCCACACGTGGCCGCAGCTTAGGCAGCTGGTCCACATCTTATTCCGGAAGCCTGTATGTTCAATACAATTCTTGAATGCCCATGCTTCAAGCTTTTTCGCGATAGGCCAAAGGGTTCTGCTAAGTGCATCTACCCGAACCTGAAATTTGTTTTTAGGTTTCATGTCAAAACAATGAGATTTGGTTAACTAAATCTTTATCTCCAGAAACTGATTTTTTGGCTGCTTTCTTTACCTCTGGCGTATGCTTCCTTGCTTCGATTGTTTTAGCCATCTTCTGTTTGGTTGCTTCTACCTGGTGGTTCACTACTACCTGAGCTTTTACAGCCGCACCAGGCTTTAGATCGTCCTCATCATAATAATGAACAGCCATACCGAAGATCTCCTGATCAGCGAAGCCATTGCGGCCGCTTTTCTTAACCTCATTCAAAATGTAGGTCGTGCAATCTTTGATGTTCTTATTTGGCTTCTTTAGCGTCTCAGCAAACAAAGGGTCGTTCGCTGCAATACTTTGTAAATGCGAATCAATAACGCTTGTAAATGTGTCTGTGGCTTGCATAAAGATTAGTTTAGTTTTTGTATTTGAATGACACCTTATTGTGGGATCCACGATTGTAAATCTCTTCGAGCAGATCCATGTACTGCGCGACCGTCGCGCACTTCACAAGGGACCGCGACTGCGACTCCAGGCGCTTCTCCATCACCGAGTGATCATACTTTCCTGTGTTGATCACCTTTATAATGGCCAGGATGAAGTTTCGATCGTAAGCGAAGTCAATGATGTTCCTGAACTTTTTTATTATGCCAGCGATCTCATCAGCTTCCCCGACGTTTGTCACGTCAATTGAACCTTGCTTTAATGCCTGCATATCTCTTTTTCCATCTGCTGACAGCATCATGAGCGCGGTCGATGGCGGGATCTTGTTATGTTCGGAAAGAAACTTACTCAGGACATCGAACCCGCGGGCTTTCTCGATCGTCCAGAAGTTAATGTAATCCATCGTGCTCCAGTTCTTCTTTACCGAGTTGAGGTCGCTTAGATCCTTTTTGCTGACCGCATCGTCTACCATGTAGAATATCGGAACCTTTAATAACTCAGCAGCTTCAAGCCTATGCTGGCCGTCGATGATTTCAAAGTCAGGATTAACAATGATATGATTTAAATGCAGGAGGTTGTTCCTCTTAATTGACTTTACTAATTTGTTAACGTGAGCCGGGTCAACTTCCCGGTTGGCAACAACTTGCTTGAAGATGCCGTAGTCCGTTGTATGTAGTATTTCAGACATGTCCGTTGATTAAAATGGTAAATCATCATCTTCACCCGGGCGGTGTCCCGATGGCTGATCAGCAGGAGCGGAGTTAACCTGGTTTGCAGATGCTTTCTCTAAAAAGTCGATCGATGCCAGGTTTACATTAACGATGTAGCTGATTTTTCCGAGCGTCTCTTCTTTTTTACTCACAAACATTCTGGAGTTGATGTAAACCTCAGTTTTTACTTTCGAACCAACGTGCCGGCTGTGAAGGTTAAACTTGTCTATGGAATCACCCATCACAGTTATTTCCCAGAAGTCATCCGGACCTTTCTTCTCTCCGAAGGAATCTGTGTATCCTGGAACTTTCAAGATAAAAGATTGTTTTGCTGTGTTATTTGCACCAACAAACTGAACATTTCCGACTTTTTCAACGAAGCCGTTTAAAGATACTTTAGGCATAAAAATTTTTGTTTAAATAATTTGTTTATAGTGCTATATGGCTTCTTCCTTAAAGAAGACCTTGTAATAATTCAGGCTTTTTTCTTCGTCGTAGCCTCGTTCGATAAGGTCCTTATCGCCGTGAACATAGATGTGAAAGTTTTTGTCCAGCTTCAGTATCTTTTTGAAAGATTTAGCTTGCTTTTTGACCGCAGCCTCAGATATCTCAAACGACTTTGGAATGTTGGCGTCGAAGTCTTCATCATAGATGCTTTTGTACTCCTTGAAGGAAGATATTGCAGTTGGGTTTACGATGACTGTTTGAGCAAAGTCGTCGATGTCGAATGCTTCATTTTCCTTGAAGTACTGAAGTGACCGGTTTAGCAGGTCGATCTTATCGGTTTCCTTCAGATCAAAGTCTTCAGTCAATTTTTCAGTAACGAAAGATTTGTATACGGACAGTAAATGTGCTGTGTGGGTGTAGTTGTCGGCCCGTATTTTGAGCCCCAGGAACTCATCTTTCCAGTAAGCGGCATCTTTGCCGTTCTGATCTATACAAACTACCTTGAATCCAGCCGCAGCCTCCGTGTTAAAGATCAGGCAACCCTTATCCAGGTGCTGGATGTTAATTGCATTATTCTCGAACGAAAGGTCGAATCCACGTTGATTTGGATTTACCGTCAGATAAGTTTCTTTGTTCTCGGATTTGAAGATCCCGACTACGTCATGCAGCTCTCCTTCGATCTGAACATTCTCCAGGTAGGCTACGTATAATTCGCCTGACTTTATTTTCGGATGATTGCAATGATCATAAAGATGTACAGCAAGTTCACGGGTGACCGAGTGGAAGTCCGTGCCGGTGAAGGCCGGCTGAACCAAGTGCTTAACGACATTAAGATCTACGTTGCCCGATGGGTGATAGAAGTTGTAAACTTCATTCACCTTCTGGAAAGGATTTAAGAAGTAGTAAAGCAGGGAAGAGGCTTGCTCAGCAGTTACCTCGACCGGCTGTTCTGAAAGAACGTAAAATTCATCCATTACCTTGTTGCCGACCCGGTGGACTGACAAGCTTTTTAATGATGCTTCAAAAAATGATATCATATGTTTAGTTTAATGTATTGATGTGCTTGAAAACCTCTTCCTTATGGATATCCATTAGGTCCGCCAGATGCTCAATGTGAATTTGAGTAGACTGTTGTTTCACCTGCGATAAAGAACCACTAGTCAGTTCATCAGTGTTGCGTTGCATTTCATGCCAGGCTGTGGCAAGTTTTAATGCTAATGTTTCTAAGGATGTCATTTTATGGAGCTATTACTTTGTGTAAGAATTCAGACCGCAGCAACTTCAATAATTGCTTTCGGGGAGATTCTAATCCAAGGCGTTCGTTTATCTGGTAAATTTTTGTAGTAAGATCAAGGTTTCCTATCCGAAAGAAATTGAATTCGATCTCGGTAGCTAGGTTGTCGTAAATCTTTAGCTCTTCCAGTAACGACTGATCGACACCATATTTTTCGAAGATCACCGTTTGAAATTTTAACTCGAAGTCCTCAAACGCCTTCCCAAGTAAGTTTTTAAAAGGCTTTATCACATCGCCGACATAAGCTTCAGCAGCATCATGTAAAAGTGCAACTTGCTTTAGATGGTCAGGAGCCAGATGCCATACCAATAATGTGTGTTCGGCAACTGAATAAAAGCTATGTATTTGACCGCCGAACCGGCAGATGTTCGATAGTGCAAGAGCAATATCATCCAGTCTGATCATATCCATTGTCGGAGCATGAAAGTTTATCAGCTTACCAGAGTTGGCGTTTGCCAGGCCATCGTTTACCTGGCCGATTGGTTGTATTCTATGTTCCTCAATCATAATACAATTTATTAGGCGTTTGGGTTATACATCTGAAGAGGTTGCCGAAGGCGCTCCAGATAGTTAATGATTCGCTTTTCTACTTCGGTCGGGGTTAGATCGGCCGGTAGGTCAATCCACAATCCGGGCGCAGCCAGGTGTGATCTTGTTTTTGTTTCCCTGATCAGCTTACTATAAACTGAGGGCGGTTTGGGCTTCAGGACTTTTTTTCTTGGCATATCTGATGCGCTGGTGTAACATTTCAATGTTTCCGAACTGATTACTCATCCTGTTCAATTCCTGATCAATGAAGCCATCCAGTTCCGCTTTATCCAAGGACAGCCAGTACCCGTTGTTCACGTTACTGATGATGAATCCTGGCGCCAACAGATCGTTTTGTCTGATATATCCGATTAACTCCCTTAACGTTTGGGGGGAAAGGTTGCATTTACCAGAAGCTTTCAAGTGAAACAGTAAATCCGCGGTTTTAACAGCTTTATCCTTACCGGAATACCGTTCCCTAAAGACTGTCAGCAACGACTGAACGTAGCTTAATTTTTGAGAATCCAGGTTGATGTTTTTCATATTCAATTAATTCCAGTTTTGAATTAGTTTCCCAGTATACACCATGCGAAAGCAATTCCAAACAGCATAAAAAATAGGGCCGCAGCCTTGATAACTAACAAACAGATTTTGGCGTTCATGGCTACAGCGGTGAATTGTAAAAGGCCCAGCAGATGGCGTACAGGATAATCGGTGCGCCAATACAGAAAACGACTTTCGCTCTTGTACTTAAATCTTTGAAATCTTGAATCATATTATTGTTTTTAATGGTGACTAGTTTATCTCTTACCGGCAATCATTGCCGCTAACCTAGCTTTATGGCCTGCAAGTTCTTTTCGCTCTTCGGCGAACATCTCTTTTGCTTTTATCTTGTCATAAGCGCGACGAACAGCCAGGGTCTCAACGGCGTCCTGATGGATTTGCTGTTTTTTGGTCAGCTTCTTCGGCCTGATGGTCGGCTCTTCGGTAGCTACGTAAGCTATTCTCAACATTATAGTCCGTAGTTATATTCTGTTTCAACGTACCGGTTGAATACCTTTTCGATTTTTTCCTTTTTTTCAGGATGCCTGGCAAGCATCGCATATTTCTCGTCTACAAGAATATTGACAAGGACGCCCACAACGGGAGCAAGGGTATCAAACAATTGAGGACACTCTCTTATACCATCATTGATCGTGGTAAGTGTCTCGGTCATTTTTTTAAAGTTCTTATATGTCATGGAGAGGTAGGTTAAACAAGACCGAGTTTTTGAGCCAGAGCAGATAATTGACGTTTGCGCTCTATGCCCGCTTTTAGGGAAATGGAATCTTTGCGATGCCTCAATGCATGAATGGAAATACACAGTTTGTCGGCAATCTCTTTATCTGTATAGCCTTTACCAATAAGCGTAAGTACATCAATCTGAATCTTGGTAAAGGATCCCTTACTTACGAATGGAAGCTTAACAGTGACATTGATATCATCAGGTGTTAGGATGTCCGGAGTCAAGGTCCACATAGAACCTTGAATGACCATTTTGATTTTATCATCCTGCATGAAAAGTTCGCCCGGGAAATTATTTAAACCAGGAAGGTGCAAGGCTTGACTTGAGTGATTCAT